TGGAACCGGGGCTGTTTCGCCGGCCCTATATCCACTATAGAAATCTGGATTCTGTTGTGCCGCGAACGAATTCAACGGTGTTCCGTTTTGATCGAAAACAGCTTGCAATCCTGGATAGTACGCGCTCGATCCGGGATTAGTTGGCGTTGGCATACCCGCAACACCCGCATTAATGCGTCCATCGATATAGCCGGCCGAAGTGCCTTGCATACCGCGCACGGTACCGTATCCAACCACCGAAAACGGGATCGTTCCGCCAGCATCAATCGAAGCAACTGCAACCGTCGCACCCGTTTGCGCTAAACCAAGCTGCAACTGTGCGGCCGTTTTTGTATTCGCAACATCAGCCGTCGAAAGAAGATATGTCAAGTCTACCGTTTGTTGCAATTGTGCTTTCGTCACATCGGCGGAAGTATTTTGCGCGTTGATCTGCACGGCCGCGTTGTAACCAGCAACATGCGTTTGCGCGCTTAAAGTCGCTGCCTGAATTCCGGCGTTAGCGTTTATTGCCGTAGCCTGTAATGCGTCCGATGGTCCAACCGTTTGTGTACCCGATGGGCCGGCACTCGATTGTGAGTTCTTATAGACAAGATACAGGATAAAGACTCCGACAATCATGGAGCCGGTTAAGTACGGGTGCTCTTTAATCCAAGTAAGCATTCTTTACCCCTGTTCCGGTCCGAATTCACCGGCCGGCGAATAGAAAGGATTTGGCGATGGAAACCCCGCTTGAATTGAACCGGCCGCAAGTGGCGCGTTTGGATATGGCGACGTTGGATCTAGAAGCGGCTGTAACGCCATTTGTCCGGCAATCGGCCCGCCAATTCCGCCAACTGTCACGTTAGCATTGCTGTAAATCTGTGGTGGTTGCAATGGATTGAAAGTGTTGGGAGTGCGCAAGAAAGCATGCCCCCAGGTGGTCATAAGCGGTGTTTCAAAAGTCGGGTCTAAAACATAGTTACCCGTACCCGGCTCGAAAATATCACCCTCATGAAAATGATAGAAACCGCGCTGCCCACCCACAGCGGCCGGGCTTGAAAGTTGAGACTCGACACTACCAAGACCGAAAGCACCTTGAAGAATGCGAAACAGACCGGACGTGTATACCGGTTGATCTGCTATTCGTTTTCTGGTCGCCGGAACTGTTCTCATATTATCCTCAAAATGTAATTGTCGAAGTTACAACGGGAGTAAGAGACGATTGACTACCACAACCGGAACAACTGTTTCCAGTGACCGGTGAAATAGCTTTGCAAATCATGCAGCCAATCGCGGAACCACCAGCACCTAATACGGAGCCGGTATTCGAATGATTGGACACAAGTACGGCGATAATCGCTAGGCCAACTACACCTAGCAAAATCGAAACTATCGCCGTAACTGCGTTCTCGTTTTTCATTACTGTAAGTTTACGCTAATGGGTGCGAAGTTTCCAGGGAAACCACCCGTGAAAGATCCGCCACCAGTTACCGGTGAGAGAGCGGTACCGAGAATTGAAGAAAACGCGCCACCACCCGCCTGTAACACTTGAGACGTTTGCGCGTTTCTGGAAACGAGAACGGCGATTATGGCGACTCCGACAATTGCCATCAAAACCGTAACAATCGAAGTGACGATAGAATCCGACATTGTAAAACGCTCCTAGAGAGAAATTACCGGCCCACTTGAGCCGATTGATACACCCGGTGCGGGAATACTTACAGAACCACCAGGACCGCCCACAGAAACACCACCAGGGCCGACACTGACGCCAACGCCACCGCCAGAATTTCCACCGCCCACAGCCACACCGGTAGTACTTTGAGCCGGTGTATTGGTGCTAGTAAGCGCGGCCGTAAATTGCTGAAAGAAACCGCCCCCAACATTTGTAGTTGGATTCCCACGCTTGAGAACGAGCACCAAAAGAACGAGCACCAAAAAGCCATCGGAAAGCGGCTTAAGCTTTTGAACATACCCCACGGCTCCGATAATTAGGATGGCAACAATCCAATAGATGAAATTCCCAGGACCGGAAAACTCACTTCCGAGTAGCTGGAAAAATTGCGCGTAGGTATTCCGTAATGCGGAAACCACCAGCAAAATACCGATGATAAGAAGTGCAAAGGGCATATTATCCCATACTCAAACATGGCGAACCATCGGCATTCACGCACCCGCTACCGCTCATTGTGGGCGGTGTATGCGTGCCGGAATCCCCAGGTATGCCGGAAGGGGCACCGCCGCATGTTGTGCCAAGTCCACCTGAACCACCAGGGGGGCACGGCTGGCCCGGTTGCCACACCCCCGTTGACGGACCGCCCACGCTCACGGAAACGCCACCGGGGCCGGTTGTACTGGCCACCAGTCCACCACCGGCCACCCCAAGCACTTGAAGGTAACCCGGCAAATCGCCCCTTACCGTAATGAACACGATAAAAGCAACGATCAAAGCGCCGGCGATGATACTGGTTTGGCTCATTAAAACGCGCCGGTTTGCAGACTGAACAACGTAACAGCGGGAGTTCCGCTACAATTGCTTGCCGTAACTTCAAAACGCCGCACTTGACTTTGGGCGACGGTTCCGGTACCCGAAAGTGTTACGCCCGCGCCGGCAACCATGGTAATGGTGTTCGCGCCGGCACTGGTATTTTTCACGTCAAGCGGCCAAGTGAAAGCAGACGCGTTTTGTGAAGCAAGAGACGGAAATAACGCGCATAGAGCCGTCGCCGTGGGAGTGGTGTAGTTTGCCGCCGCCGTTGGAGTGCCGGTAAGCAATCCAATCATTTGCTGAGCGCCCAAAGTGGCGGAATCTGCGGCCGTGTTTCCCGTGATGTAATAAAAACTCCCGTAAGGGCCGGACGGAAATTGCGAATGAACCAGGGATACCGTGAAAATCGCAAGAACGAACGCGACGAACAAAACCTGAAGCTGCTTAAGCATTTTCCCCTCCACAGAATGTACGCGCCAAAACCACGGCAATAGTCACCGAGAATGCGAGTAGCGCGATATCTCGCAATGCCGTGCGGTATCCGTCCATGAAACAAACGGCCGCTATTTCACCGGTTTGACTTTCTTCAAGACCGATGGTTACACGTTCGGTTGTGGTACCCGTTTCAGTGGGTTTATCTTTTGGCTGCTCCACGTTTCAACCCCGCTGATACAGTTTGCCCAAGGTCATGTCGCCTAGTTTCGGCATCCAATAACCGAGAGCGTAACCAAGCGCCAAAATCCAGATAAAGTGCCACGGAAAAACTTTCATGTCCATTTCCCCCTACTTTCTATCTGCCCGTTAAGTCGAGCAAGATCACTTGCCAAAACCACACGGCCACAATCACCAGTCCCACGAAAAGCACCCAATTAAGGGCACTGCCGGAAGTGGTGAAAGGGTGCTCGAACCATGAAACAACATCATTCAAAACACCGGCCGGATTCGTTGACTGATTATCAGGCATAAATAACCTCGTTGGCCGTTTTTAAGTGGAACGGCCAAACCACGCTCCAACCACAACAATTACACGCCGTACCCTGCTTTCTCTCTTACGAAGAAGCCAGAGAACCGGCCATCGAAAGAGTTTGGACGAGGGCGAAATCTTCCACGGCCACTAGCTCATAAGCCCCGGCGCCGGCCGTAACCGGATTGAGCACTAATTGCATATTGCCGTATTGAGTGGTCGAAATCGGTTTGTCACGCGTGCCGAAGTAGTAGACACCGGGTGGCATATCCACGCTCAGAAAATTACGAGTTTCAAGCGCGATAAGCGCCGGCTCTTTTTTCCAGATGTTCGTGAAGTTGGCCGATTGAAGAGCCCATGTATTGATATCGGCTCCGACTCCACGCGCACCAGTCGCGCCGGTATTCACATAGACGGCGACGGTAGACAAGAAGTCGCGGAAATTGGCGTATTGATACGGGAAGTCTTGGGCCGGCACAACGGCCGTTTGCGTGGTCTGTTTCAGTTCGTAAATGGTCGCAAGATCCAGGACCGGAAGCAACACACCGCCACCGTTTGGCGCAACGGGAAGTTGATCCATGTATACCTGATAGCAGGTTATCAGCGTGTTGGTAATGCTGACGGCCGCAACGGAGCCGGCGACATGACCCACGTACATAGCCAGCGTGGAATCGGTGCCATTGGCAACAGCCGTATTGATGCCGAAAGTACCGGGCATCGATAGGTTAAGTTGCATGGTGGCGTTGACGACGTTTGCATAAACCGCACCGCGTAAATCGTCTTCACTGTACGCTAACGGAATCCAATACCACATGGTCACCGTCCCAACGCCGGCCGGGGCAATGAAAGAGGGAGCCGAAATCTGGTTAATGAAATTCGAGCCGTAATTGATCGGTGAATCAAAACCCGTGGTGCGAATGAGAGCGGTTCCCATTGGACGCCGCGCTTTGATGGAGTTCACAAAATGAACATGCCAACCGGGAGTCTGAATCCTGGTATTGTTGTTCAAATCGTTGAACTGCACTTGAGAAATTGCGTTCGCCGGCCCAAAATCGGTTAGATCGATTTGCACCGCTGAGCCGTTCGAAACGGTATGAACGATCTTAAGCCAAAATCCCTTAATCAGTCCAACGTTTCGCGGGTTAATCGTGATGTTTGGCGTATTCGCCGGCACGATGTTGGTAGAGAAAATTTGCTGCGTCATTTTGACGCTGCGCTGTTTGATGAGTTGACGGGCAAGCGCGTTGATTTGCGCGTTGTTCATTTGCTGTTGAGCGGCCATAGTTTTATGCTCCCGATTATTCGGGGAATCCTTTCTCGAAAGAGCTAACTTCTACTTGGCAGCTTTGCACCGCCAAAATCCAACACAAGGTGAAGCGCGACGGCCGCGATTAGGACCATAAGTATCAGAGTGATCCAATTCATCGGGTGAGATACGATATCCCAGTTAATCACTTGCACTGGTCACGCTCCCTTTTTCTGTTGATAGATTCGGACCACAGCCCCCAGGATGAAAAAACCAAGGGCCACCATTAAAACAATCGTGATCCAATTTGCCGGGGTCCATGAAATAATCGTCGGTTCGGCCATAACGGGTACTCCCGTTATGATTGTGTAGGATAAGGCGGGATTCGTCCACACCTCGGAGTACCGCACCCAAGGTAGAAGTCGAATTGTTTCAACGCGTTAGACGATGTTGAAAATAAATTTTCGGGAATAATAGTGTCCCGAAGTGTGGGAACTTTGCCCCGCTTTTTTCGCGGCCGTAAGTCTTTCGAACCCGGCAAGCGCGGCATTATACAACCCTCTTGAGTCTTTCGAGCCGTCGCCGGAAAGTATCATGAATGACTTCGATTTTGGGAACCGGAGCCATTTTGTACACCTTATTTTCTCCCACGTCATAATAGTAGGAGTGATATTCCGGTAATCTCACGCTAAAATCGGCCGGCACAATTTTTGCCATGTTTTTGTTATCGTCTTTATGTTGCAACCGGAAGACCTGGAAAAATTCAGACTCAGAAAATACAAAACGGTCCATCCACACCGGCCGCTGTGAGAGAACCATCATAGGAACGCCACGGGAGCGCCCTTGCGTCAACAATGAACGAAAGGCCATGTTGCCACGTCCAACCATGTAACCCTCGTCCACATACACACCGATGTTTTCCCGTCGCCAGATTTCGCGCATATGCTGTTCTACTTCGGTTTCTTGTTCCGGCTCCGGGTGAGTGACATAGATTCCAGGTTTAACCGGTATCTCGTCTAGCCCGATGGAAACAGCACCAGGGATTCCGTCTATTGACTTATCAGTCTTGAAATTGTAGACAATCCACGGCATTGTGTGAAAGTTGCGGTGTGATAGATGCCACAGCGCGGCTTGCGTCTTACCGCTGCCCGTGGCTCCTACAATCGCATGCCGGTTTGTATCATCTGGAAACCGCATAATCTCAGATAGGAATAGACCCTTCAAGCCCGCCACCCTCCGCCCACAGTTCAGACGGTGATGTTTCATGTAACGGCTTACTAGGACGTGATGGAGCGGCCGGGGCTGGCCGTTGCTGTACCAGACTAGGACCCGCTTTCGGCGCTTCTTCGAGTTCCGCTTTCTTGCGGTTTCGCCACGTGACAAAACGCATGCCGTAAAGAGCACACAGGAAAAAGACGAATTCGAAAATGAAGACCTTTTTAGGGTCAAGAGCAACAGACGTGTAAGCCGCGCCGCGCTTGATAAATTCACCGTACTTTTTCGCTTCTTCTTTGTCTAGCTCTAATTCGGGTGTTGAGAGAAAAAACGCTAGTGATGCGTGGATATCGTACAGGATATCTGTAAGATTGACTTTCTCAATCCCTACAACACCCGGCGTTGACGGCGCTTCGGCTCCGGTTCCGGTGTCGGTTGATCCGCCACGGCCGGCACGGGTTCTGCGATCAATTCGGCCGGACTTGGTTCTGCGGGTTCCCTCACTTCCACCACTTCCACTGGCACCGGTTCCGATACGCTCAGTAACGGGGTCCGTGAAATCGCTTTCATCTCTTCCATAGAGGATTTGAGGTTCAAAAGGTCTGATTTCACCGTCAATAACTCTTCCATCAGTCTGTTGAGTAACGGGCTTTCCGGCTGCGCTATCTGTATCTGTGTCGATAATGCGTCCAATCGATTCCGACATTCTGTAACTCCTGTAAGGATTTCTTTTTGATTCGGTTCGATACGTTCCGCTAAACAAGCGGCCACGTCGTCTATGTTATCAATGGCTTCCTGAACTTCGGCCGGTGTGGGTTGTGTTTGGGGTGTCACTGGATTTGCTCCAAAGGCACATCGGCCGGTGTACGCTCCAATATTTCGCGTTGCGCGTCCTGTATTGAAGCCAATCTTCCCTCAATTGCTCTTAGCCGTTCATCGAAATTCTTTACGGCCGCTTGCACATCGATTATCACTTGCGGAATCCCGGTGCGCATGCGTTCGATTTCTTCGGGATCAATGTTAATCCCGAAAGACCTTAGCATACCTAAAAATCCCTTCATGCTTTCCCCCTTGTTGACGCCCACCATGAAACACAAGCTTTGAGAGCGTGCAAGTACTCCCTGGAGGGTTGTTTATCAATTTCCTGCCCGCGCCGGTAGTGACGCCATATCGAATCTCGTAAAGATTTCGGCAAAGCAAACCAGCAAAGCTTACAGGAAACCATTGCGGGCGGACACGGCTTACCACACTTTGGATTGTGGCAAGTATGGACCCGTCGAAAAGTCGGATCAAAATTCGGGTCTTTCATTGTGACGCCCACACCGCGCCGGCAATCGGCACGTTGATTAGGAACACGCGAACGCCGGCCGGCCCATTTGTCATTTGTAAGACAAGTTCGGTCGGATTGGACGCCAGAATATTGTAATACCCTTGCGTTCGCGGCTTCGCGGTAATGGTTTGGTTCGTGCCACGCGCCAAAACGGTCATAGCAGCATCGGAGCCGCTTAGATCGATAAAGACGGTCTGTATCATGCTGATACGTGTTTTCGCTTCGAATTGCTTCAGGTCGGCGATAAATGTATCAAACGCCGTGAAGTCGAGCAAGAGTGGAACACAGCGTGGACCCTCTTTCGGTTCCGTCTGATTAGTTATCTGCAAATTCTGAAACTGTTTTTCGTCCAAAAATTTTTGACCGGGCATCTAGTTCTCCATAGGTGTGTCTACGTGTGGGATTTTATCCCGTTGAATTGTTGGGCATCTGACGATGATACAACGTTTTTGCCCTTGCACATCGCAATGAACCGAAGGGTCCGGCAAAATGGCATAACCAACACTAGCCGGAGAAATAGTGTACGCAGGACCGGGATTAGCGCCCGCGTTCGCCGGCAATGGGGGACCGGGCAAAGGACCGGCCGCAAAGTTACCAAACCAGAAACGATCCTCATGTAGGAGATTCGCGGCTGTGAATGCGTCACCACCTATAAGGATTTGACCGTCTGGAGTTACTGTAATCGATGGTAAGAAAACTTCTTGGTTTGCGAAGTTGTACGGAGCCGGGAAAAGAGACACGTCTAAGATGGTGGACGCCGTGCCCCAAGTAGCAGACGGATTGCTGGCCGGTTGAATTATCAGTCTTACTTGAGCACCCGTGTTGAACGCGTTATCATCACGCGGGAAAACCCAATAAAGATTGGTGCCGTCAAAGAACGCGTTTCCAATCTCATAAATTTTGGTGTTCTGATTAGTGAAACCGGAATCCGGATCAACACCACCATTAGCAGAAAATTTTGTCCATACCGGTGCATTGATCGGGGCACCCACATAGACAGTAGGTACCGTTTGAGTACCGCCCGGATTCCATTGCCATGAAACTGGTAAGACGATTTTTCCACCACCACCCGAAGGTACAATGAGCGGTGTTCCTAACGGTGTACCCGAAATCGCGCCTAAATCCTGGTTCACCTGATCTTGACCGGGAAAGTCGAAAAAAGATCCTAGCACGTTAGTCGGTGTGATTGATTGATAGAAGCAACGATTTGCCCAAACATGCCCCAGGTTGCTACCAGCACCGCCAGTATGCCAGAAAACATGGATTGCACCGGTCGTGTCCATTGCCGAATGGGCTTGATTTGCGATAGCCGGAAACGTAGCAATCCAACCCGGCAACGCTTCCATATTTGTTCCAAGATCGGTGCTAGGAACCGTCCACACATTCAAGCTTGAGCACACAGCAAAATGCAACGTACTATCCACGCCGGACGCGATACGATAGAGGATCACTCTTTCACCGGTCGCCGGCCGGACGTAAATACAGACCACACTGGCCGCGTTTGCCGGTGCGCCGGCCGTCGCAAATAATGTTCCCCATTTTTGGGTTGCTAGGTTGAATTGGACCAGTCCCAGGGTAAAGGGTGCTACACCTGGGGCAGTCCACGCAAATGTAACCGTGCTCACACCATCGAAGAAGGGTGTACCGTTTTTGCCAGGGGTCAATGCGTGCCCCGCGTCTATTTCGTTCCATGTTGCACCGCCATCGGTCGAAAGCCACGCGCCAACACGGCCGGAATTGGGGACTGTCTGGTTAAACTGGAAAGTCCAAAGTTGATTGTTGTACACGAAAGGACCGAATACCGCGCCAGTGTCCACCCCAGCATCGGAACCATTCGAGGCCGCATTTATTAAAACCGGCGAATACGTGGGCATACGCTCCATTTCGGCAAGGGGCCGGCGACTCCCTTTCCGCAAGCCCCTTGCACATACCACACAGTAGGGAGTATGATAGCACCGTACCAGGCAAGGGTGCAAGTGCCGAAAAAGACCGTCAATATAAAGCAGTTTCGCCACGCCGTCTCAATTCTGAAAAAACAGGGTTTAATATCCGATATCGATGCATCCAAAGCGCAACCGTGGATGGTTCGCGGAGGGCAGCGACTAACAGACACCATCAAAAAATACGACGATGTTGTGAGCGGCAAAACAACGGCCGTAAAGCTTCCAGAAAAAAAGACCGCAGAATACCGGAAAGCCGGCTATCAAATTTCCAAGGGTCGCGTGATGGTACCTCACGCGGCCGGCGAAACGGTGAAGATTACACCGAAAAAAGAAATTGAAGTAAAGCACCCATCGGGCATCACGCGAGTAAAGAAAGCAATCCCTTTCCAAAATCTTGAGCAGTGGCTTAGAGACAATCTGAGACGGCCGGATATTCTCAACTCTACTAAAGCGCCTAAAGAGTACTTCGCCTATAAGTTCAAAGGTTATAACTCTTACCAAGTCTATCCAGATGCTTACGGCATGTTAGACGACTTAGTAAATGGGTCTGTAAGTGGACTAAATCTCATGGACAAGGCGCAGCACTCCACTAGGAAGCAACAGAACGAGCTATACCAGGATTTAGAAATTGTAACCGTGCCGCGCCGTGAAGTATGGACGCCCACACCAGGGGTGAGAGTGAACGCGCCCGAAAGAATGGCGACAAGTAAAGCAGCACGAAAGAGGTACCTCGAACGTGTGAAGGGTACGGCCGTAGGGCAGCGAATTAGGGAAGCTAATAAGCAACGTCAAAAAGAATGGAGGGACAAACTAAGTGGGCGGAAATTGGAGCAATACAAAAAGAAGGGACGGAAACGCGCGAAGAAGTCTAGCAAGAAAGCTTCGCCAAAACGTAAAAAGTAAGTGTGGTGAATGGGTGGCCAAAGTCCTGGTAAGGATGGATCATATCGAACGTGGACTTTGCCGCGATTGCACGGACCCTGCTAAACCCGGTACTCATTCATGTGAGGATCACTTACGGTTTGCGGTGGAACGTAAGAGACGCTGGCGAATCGCACACGGACTACAGAAAAGCTAACATGAAACTTGCCGTCTTAGATCTTGAAACCGATCCGTTCGAGCACGGACAAATGGTGCGGCCGTTCCTAGCCGGCTTTTATGATGGGAGCCGCACCATAACATGGTGGTCGCCGGACTGTATAGCGCAGTCTGTAGCTTTCCTGGAAAAAGAAACTGAGGAGTATTGCATCTATGCTCACAACGGTGGGCGATTCGATTTTTTCTATTACTTATCCCACCTGTCGGCGGACATTCGAATTATCAACGGTAGAATTGTACAGGCTCACATCGGGAAACACGAGTTTAGGGACTCCTACGCTATCATGCCCTTTCCCCTTGCCGACTATGATAAAGAGGTTATTGACTACAAGTTATTGCGTAAAGAAACCCGAGAGCAACATAAAGACGAAATCCTGAAGTATCTCGGAAAGGATCTAACATCACTCTATGAGTTAGTGATAGCGTTTCATAAAGAATTCGGGTCTAAGTTGACCATCGGGTCAACATCGATGAAAGAGATAAAAGCGCGGCATACATTCAAGTGTGGGGGTCAAGAGTATGACGGAAAATTTCGTACTAAGTTTTACTTCGGCGGACGAGTGCAAGTTTTCAAGCCCGGTGTTACTGAAGGTAAAATCTCAGTTATTGACGTTAACTCCATGTACGCTTTTGTTATGTCATCATCTATTCATCCCATTGGAACAGCCCACACCGTTAGCAATCGTATTGAACGTGATACTTGTTTTGTCGTAGCGCGGGGTAAGAACTATGGTGCGTTCGCGTCGCGCAAAGAAGACGGTTCGCTTGACTTCGAGAACGAGTATGGTGACTTCTACACAACCATACACGAGTTCCGAGCGGCCGAAGAAACGGGCTCTTTCAAGTGTTCTAAAATTCTCAAAACCTACGGTTGGGCGGAGCGCGGCTGTTTCGATACGTGGGTCGAATGTTACTATGGACCACGACTAATCGCCAAACGCGATGGTGACAAAATCCGTGCTCTCTTCTATAAGTATCTTCTAAACTCCGGTTACGGTAAATTCGCGCAAAATCCCGAGAACTATTTTGACTGGTATATCACTAAGTACGGCGAAGTTCCACCGGACCACCACGAATGTACGAAAGCTTGCGTGCTCGAATGTCCTAAGCTGTGGTCTATGGCTTACATACACGATGGCGAATACATCATATGGAAGCGCCCGCTTCAGGCGAAATTTTGGTATAATATCGCCATCGGTGCCAGTATCACGGGAGCCGCAAGAGCCGTGCTCTTGAAAGGATTACATGCAACACAGGAACCTCTTTACTGTGATACTGACGCTATTATATGCCGGGGTGATTCATCTGTTCAGATACACCCTACAGACCTTGGGAAGTGGGACCGCGAAGCTACTGGGAGCATGGTTGCTATCGCAGGTAAAAAGATGTATGCACTTTTCGATGAAAACATGGAATGTGTCAAGAAAGCGCATAAGGGAGTTAAGCTTGAGGGTTGGCAAATTCTCCGTATCGCTGAGGGTGAAAAAATCGAAGTAAAGAACGCCGTTCCAAAATTCAAGTTAGACGGTACGCACTTATTCACGAAACGGGAGATAAAGAGCACGATATGAAAGTTCACATGGCGGTACCGTTCGGACCCTGTGACGGGTGGGCGGGTAAGAAAACCTT